GCGGCTCTGGCGGCTCGCTACGCCGTTTTTATATCTGCCCATTGATTCTCTCGTCGCTTTGCGCTGCCTAAACTTGCAAGTCCAGCAGCGACGCGACAGAGGCGCTTATCTTGAAATGCTCATTCGCGCGGCACACTATTCTTCGATTCGCTCCCACCCGGCGTCTTCCAGATCGTCAAAGCCGTTCCAGACATCTTCCATGACAAGCTGCTTTTTCTTGTCGACGATCAGACACGCAACTTCGTCGCCGAACTTTCTGCTTTCGAGTAGAAACAGGTGCGCGGTAAGTGTCTGTGGCTCGCCGTTCACGTCCGGGGTAATCTGAAAATCACCCTCGTCAATGATGTACCACGTTCCCTCGTGGCCATCAATCTTAATATTGTCGCTAATCCAACTCAGCATGTGCCATCGTTCCGGTTCTCTCACGATTGCCCACGTGCTGAGCGAATCCTGCTTATGCGCGAAATCTTCGATGGCCTCAACCGTTCCGCAAGTATCGCAGATGTAGCAGCCGACACGGCGGCTGAGGGCATTGCGCGTGACACTCTCTGCGTCCATTGTCATCTTCCCGCAGCGGGGACACGCGAAGTGTCCGCTCTGCTTCTTGGCAAATTCGGCAATGAGAATCCGCGCCAGCGTTTCCTCGTTTGGTTCGATACTTTCGACTTCCCATGCCTCGCGGCCGTCGGCTTTGGCTTTTTCTCGTGCCTGCTGCTGATCCACTGCGAACACGGCGGCGGTGATCCGCTGGCCGTTGTCACGATTGCGATAAGTGACTGTCCAAGATTTGTTCTCCATGACGGCTCCTTTCACTCGATAGCAGCTTCGATGCTGCTGATGACTTCTTCCAGACTGTCTACGGCGCTGGAAAGATTGTCGCAGGCTTCATCGGCCTTTTCATAGCGTTCGCTTTCCTGCATATTCTCCGGGATGTTGTCTCGGTATTCTTCTTCCTCGGCCTGAAGATCTTCGAGACTGCCTTTCAGCTCCTCCAACCGGTCGATGATGGCCTGCAAATTTTTACGGCGGATTTTATTCATGATTTACCCTTTCAGCCCTCGTAACCTCCGGGGCGGGACTCTATTATGTCAGCTTGAATACCGTGTAGCAGTAATTTCCGTCTCCGTCGAGGACAGTTTCGGCCGTGCAAAGGTGCGAAAGCGCGATGCTCATCGGCGATCCGTAAGTTCCACGTTCCCACAGCCCAGCGCGTTCTGCCATGTTCCAGAAACAGCCGACCTCAATTCCGCCGCCGGGAAATGGATGATGCTTTGTGAACCGCGCCCGGATGAAGTTTTCACACCACTCGACTTTTACGTTTTTCATTTGGTTTCCTCCTTGCCCTTATGCGTTCTGTGGCTGGATGTCATACGCTTCAGCTCTTTCGACTTCGCCGCCAATCTCCCATGAGTACCCTTTGCCAGTGGCTGCGATACAGAAAGCGACGTCTGTGACGATCTTGCCGTTGTCGCCGCCCTCCATAGGGATGATGTTCTTCAGGGCGGGTGCAAAGCCGAAGGTCTTTTTCATGGCATCTCTGGCAGCTCTCTTGTAATCCATAGCAGTTATCTTCTTCATGGTGCGGATTTCCCCTTTCAACGCAGCCGATAGGTTCTGTCCCGGTAGCTGACGCAATATGCGTTGTCATACTTGAAAACCATTACGTAGGCCGTGGCAATGCGGTTGGCCCCAAACTTGCGGCGGATAACGCGCTTGGCAATCTCGATGGCCTCACCGGTAAATGTTTTGCTTTTGGAAGAACACTCCTTAGCGATGTACCGCTTGAGGCGCAGCTCTGCAGCGGCCTTCGCCTCGGCCTCGGTGCCGTACTGCGTACCGCTTACGCGGTTTTCACCGATTTTGAAAAACCGTTCCTGCTGGAGGACTTCGAGCCGGTTGTTCCAGAGCGTCGCCCAGTTGTCGTTGTTGTTGGGGCGGACATCGGCATCCAGCGCCTTGCCGACGATAATCTCGACGCCCTCAACGTTTGCCGCGTAATCAGAGAAGCGGTCTACTAAGATGCGGACGATCTCTTTGCCGTCCGTAAGATCTATCTTTGCGGTTTCGCCCTGACTGCCGCTCATGGAAGCGGTATTGATGGAGTAGCCCTTGGCCAGCCACTCGGCTACGATCTCGGTAAATCTGCGATTGATGTCAGCGTATTTCATTTTGTGTTCCTCCTTGATATTTTTGCCTTACTCGGTTATAATCAAGGTGGCCGGGGTAAGGCTCCCGGCTCACCTTTCGGGGTGTTTGAGTAGCGGGTCTGTGGAAGGGGCCGCTACTCTTTTTATTTACTCATCCATGATGCGCTTGACGCTTTCGCGGAGTTCTTCGAGCGTTTCGCACTTCTCGATGAGTTCGAGGATCGCTTTCAGCAGCGCCTCGGTGACGTTCACGTCGTTCATTCACCTCGCTCCTTTCAAAAAGCTGTTCGGCTTTGCCTTACATGCTTATATTACACTAATTCGTGTCATTTGTCAATAGATAATTTACATTTTATCGTGAAATTTGCAAAAAAGTTTTTGACAATCGACACAGAATCGTGTATAGTGATGACAGGAGGCGATAGTATGGATATTTCAGTTGCAGAGAAGCTGCGCCTAATTATGAAACGGAAAAATATGACGATGGGCGAATTAGCCGAAGCGTCCGGGCAGACGCGCCAGAACCTGTCGAATAAGATGACTCGCGGCAACTTCACGGAAAAGGATATTGAGTCGCTGGCAAGCGCCCTGGGGTGCAGCGTGAAGATCAGCTTCATTTTGCCAGACGGAACAGAAATTTAGGGAGGAACGCCATAGAGGTCTATACGATTCCCGCAAAAGGAGAAAGCCCGGACGCATGGTAAGCGTCCGGGCTTTGGGGAGCAAGTCAGCGTTTGGTATGTAATTCAAAGCCGGTCCGTGTCCGTACCCGCGGCTCACTATTCGGTATGCGGATAATCAGATCTTCGAGATCACAGTCCAGTGCTTCGCATATCAAATCCAGATGCTCAAGGTTGACACGCTCGGCGAATTCGTGGTAGTAGTCGTTGATGGTAGACGGACGTATGCCAGTTGCGCGAGCGAGATCAGCCTGCGTCCAGCGCCTTTCGCCGAGGCGCGTGGACAGTAAAATCCTAATCATAGCCATGCTCCTTTACGAGAAAATATAACAAGTATTTTCTCATTTTGCAGGAAGATGGTAGATTATAACGAACTTCGTTATAGTAAAAGAGGCAGACGCTTTACACGTCTGCCTCTTTTTTGCTGCTTGGTAATGGACAAAGAAATACGAACCCAAATGCGGTGATGCGGATTTCTCCGTCGCCGTATTGCGTTCGTATAACTCTCTTATGGTGGACCTGAAGAGACTCGAACTCTCGACCTCTCGGATGCGAACCGAACGCTCTCACGAATGGTTCAGATATATGCACCCAAAATTCTTGAAAAAATGTAGAGAAAACAAGAATATTGAGAAAACTTAGTGTTATGTCCTTTTCATACAAGACACTTTTTCGGCTGCCCCGCAGCATGGAGAAGTGTCTTTTGCATTACGGTCATAATTTTGAGGATGCAACGCAAACGGCTGGCAATTAAGCTACACGTCTTGAAGAAGATTGCAGAATAATTCTCCGCTTTGCAAAGCAGAAAACACTTTCCTTCGACATGGATAGAATGTTACAGTCAATTTATTACATTACAACTAGGAGGGCTTTTTGAGATGCGTTTCGCAAAATTACAGGACATACCAAGTGAATATCGTGCTCTAATCAATTTGTTGATAGAAAAAGGAATCATTGTTGTAACTAATGGAGAATTTGAATACCCATTGAGTCTGGACCAATTATATTTAATTCGGATTATCCAGCGGATGATTTAATACCTTGCCTTATTGCCGATTTCGTCGTATAATACAAATTGAGGTGGACAAAATGGGCAATACTTCTGTAAAACAAATAATTTGTGGAATAATGTTTAACCATTCTTTTTCAATCCTTGATGATTGGGGGAAAATTGCGGACTCGCTGCTCTACTCTGCAAACAAAACACCTAGCTTCTCACCGCAGTATTTTCCTTCAATCAGCCAGCAATACACAACCTCGCGGTTTTTAAGCAACGAAAAAGCGGGACACCGCTTGGAGTTGACCTCAAACAATCTGGTATATACTCACACTATCCAGAGCAATTTTGAAAAAGAGTATAAAGAATTTGTTTCTCGTATAGAAAAGTACTTAATTCCTCAGATTATCGAAAAATATGCTTTGATTACTCGTAGAATCGGTATGGTCTACATGTGCGAAATGGACTGCAATTCCATTTCTGCATTCAAACAGCAATACTTCGCTAAAGCCGCGTCGGAAATAACAGATTGCAGATTTTCAATCCGAAGCACTGCACCGGCTGGATTGCTGTTTTCTGGAATTGATAATTATATAAACAAAATTTACACTGTTGGTGGTGTTGACGAAGCTTTTCAAGGTATTTCTTTTGACTATCAATTATATTTTCAACCCCCTCTGCCTAGTATTTCAACTAAGATAATAGATTCATTCTTTGAAACAAGCAAAAAATGTTTCTTTGAAGAAATACTCAAGGAGGAGTATCGTGGCAAGCACTAACGGAAGAAAAAAGAACAAAGTCGAAGTGCAAGCATATAAACGTGGCGTCAAATCCGGTGCTTTTATTCTTGATAGTACTGTTGGAATGAGAAATAGTAATCTTGCCGGAAGTGCAGAAATCCATGAAGAAATGTCACAAGACGCTTTTGTTCAAGAAACAAAAATCCCATTTGGTTTGCGAGCAAAGCGATTTCTCAAAAAGCATACTTTTGAAGCCATTTTATCTGTAGTTGTTTCGGTTGTTGTTGCCGTGGGCGGCTGGTATGCAAAAACACTCATTGACCTTAAAATCGAATGCGCTGTCTGTGAAAATCGTCTTTCTGCGATTGAAGAGGATATTGGCAAATTAAATACTGACCAAATTACTCGCGAGATTCTCAATTTACAGCTCGATGCACTCAGGCAGGAACTTAATAGCGCCTCTGCGCTACAAACCACAGAACTAAAGAATCGAATTGATTTACTTGAACGTCAGATTGAACTTCTTCAAGAATAAAATCTTCCGTTGAAAATGGGCATTTATGTGAAAACGTGAATGTCCATTTTTTATTGCCAAAATTCCACATATCGAGGTGATTTTCATGCAATCGCAAGTCAATTTCTCCTACTTTTATGGTGAAGAATCCGAGCAGTTCAGCTACTTCCGGATTCCCAGATTGTTGGTACGCAGCAAGAAATTCAAGACGCTCTCCACCGAAGCAAAGCTGCTTTACGGTCTGATGCTCGACCGCATGGGGCTATCCGCCAAACACAGCTGGTATGACGAGCTGGGGCGCGTCTATATCTACTACACGCTCGACGAGATTCAAACTGACCTCATGTGCGGACACAACAAAGCGGTTCGGCTGCTGGCCGAGCTGGATACCGGAAAAGATGGTTTTGGCCTGATCGAGCGCGTAAAGCAGGGGCAAGGCCGTCCGGCAAAGATTTACGTCAAAAAATTCGCCACGACTGAGGTGCCAGACGTTCCCCTTTCTGCGCCCATTTCAGACTTCCCGGATTCGGAAATCCAGACTTCCCAAAATCAAACTTCCAGACTTCCGCTTTTGGGAAGTCAAGACTTCCCGAAACGGGAAGCAAGTTATTTAGATAATATCTATCCTGATTTGAGCTATCCTGATCCATCTATCTATCCGGCGCAAGCGCCGCCGGATGGATACGACCGATTCGATTGCAGAAAGCGTCTCCGCGATAAATTGGACTATGATATTCTGGTCACAGAGTACAACGAAGAATCCGTCAAATCCATCATCGAGCTGCTGACCGATACGCTCTGCACGGCAAAGCCCAGCGTCCGTATCGGCGGCGAGAAAATTCCCATTGCCGCCGTCCGTGAACGGCTTGGTCAGCTTGACCGTTTCCATATCACCTATGTGCTGGACTGTATGCAGAAAACCAGCACACCCATTCGTAACATCCGCGCATATCTGCTTGCCGCTCTGTATCAGGCGCCGACCACGATAGATTCTTACTATCGCGCCGCCGTCCGAGCGGATTGCGGCCGGTAAATCTGCGCGTTGTTTTTTGCGTCCCAACTTGGGGCGCATTTTTATACCCATTTTTCGATGAAGGAGGAATACAATGCCCGAAGAAAAAGCAAACCTCAGCAAACAGCCAGCGCCGGAAAAGAAACCTGACGCTGCAAAGCTGCCAAACGCACCGCCTAAAACAGAGAAACCGCCGGATAAAAACGACGGCATAAAGCCCGCTTCTGCGGCTGAACCCCAAAAACCGGAGGATAAGTCCAGCACACCGCCGCCCGCAGAAGTCAAAAAAACAGATGCGTCCGGCAAGGACAGCCGCAAGGACACTGTTCTGACAGGCGATGTGAAAAAGCCCGAAGCGTCGGTCAAGTCACCGCCCGCACCCGCCGAAGCGAAAAAGCCGGCCACGCCAGCGAATACCCCCGGCAAGATTGGCGGCAAGGATACCGCTCCTGTGAGCAACGCAGAAAAGCCCGGCGCGGCAGCCAAGCCGCTGGAGAAACCTGCTGCAAAGGTCATTC